TGGATTCAGCAACTAACTTTATGGGACCCTAATGTTAATGATGATAAAGTATTTAAAATAGAATATGAAATTACAGCTAATACAGATACTATTGTATTAAAAACTGGTGGTTTCGGTGGTAATGATATAACAAGTAATTCAAAAACAATACCAAGTACTGTTGGAACTCATCAAGCATACTTACTTATAACTGGTACAAATGATGCAAATTCATTAACATTATATATTAATCATACTGCTGGTGAAACTATATCTATAGATAATGTAAAATTAAGTGTATCAAATGGAGCTGCAGGAAGTATGACAAATATGGCTTTAGCTGATATAGAAACGGATACACCATAATGTTTAGTAATAGAAAATGGATTATAATAGATGTATCTAATATAACAGATGAAATGATTTCAAATGCTATTCAAACTTCAATGGATACATTAAAAAAAAGTTTAGATGATTCCAAGGCAATATTAAAATGGGATGGAGATACCCCTAGTTGCTTTGAAGGAATGACGACTTATAGTCATTCAGAGATATTAGAAATTTTAAGTGGAGATGATTGGTAATGGCTTGGACAAACATACATAGAACAGTAGGTGGTAATGGACAAGTAACAGTAAACACAGGTTATTGGGAAGAAACTATTAGTCAGTTAGACTGGAGTGATGCTGCTAATAATGGCAAGGCAGCTTATACCAGTAAGATTCCAATATCTTCTGATAAGGTTTTTACTGTATTAGTTACATTGTCTGAAGATATAGCAGATACCGATACCTTTCTTAGGGTTGAACATAGTATTGATGGTACTGTTTGGCATGGTTATGCTCAATCTGGGACTACTATATTAGACCCAACTGATTTAACAGGCGGTAGTGATATTTCAAAGTTAGCTGTTTTAGATGATTCTGATGAAGATTGGGCTACTGTAAAATATTTTTTTGTATATGACCCTGAAACTCATGGAGCAGGTAAATATGTAAGATTTGGCTATGATGATGACGGAGCTGCTAACCAAAGTGGGGAAACAATAAAGTGGCAAATAATTCCACATTAATTTTAACAAGGAGAAGTAAATGGCAAAAGAAGAAGTAGGAAAGCAAAGAATACACATAGACTTGGTCGGTGTGACAAGCATGGGTACTACTATGCCTAAAGGTACAGGAGGAGGAAGCGACTTAAAAGCAAGGTCTAAAACAAAATCTGATATAAAGGCTAAAGCTAGAGCAAATAATCCTAAAGCATCCCAATCAGCAGGTGGGAATGGAAAAAAGAAAGGCGGAGACCCTTCAAAAGAAGAGAAAAAAAAGAAGTGACAAAGAAAAAAAGGTTGGCTAATATATTTTCTACGAGTTTCGGGAATCCTTGGCATGGAAATGTCAAACCCGATTCTCGCAGGAAGTTAAATTTAAAAAAGAAGAAGGGTAAGTAATGGCGTTAAACACAATATTTTCTAATAGAATCATCGAATTAATAGGAAGTGATTATAGTACGATAGCATCTAATAGTTATATAGACTTATTCAATGCGGCTATATCAGAAGTAGCAGATATGATACCATCTGAGTTATTACTAAAATATGCTGTAGACCCTATTGATTTAAGTAATAGTCCAGATAGTTGGACGCATGATGGAACAGCTGGAGGACCTGAAGGTAAAAAAATACTACTTGTATTGAGAAGGGAGTCTTCTGGAGGAGTTAGAAGAGAATGCACTCCAGTTTCTATAAGTGATTATTATAGAGCTATGGATACTGATAGTATATATTTAGCTACTAAACATACTCCTATATATGCATATGTTACAAATGGTGGAAATACTAATATATCCTTATTTCCGTTACCAACTGCAGATGAGACTGCAATGATTCATTATTTTGCTTATCCTACTACTGATAAAACAGGAGCAACTAGTATAGAAGGTTTACCTAATGAAATAGAACAAGCTGTAGTATTAAAAGCATGTGTTAATATATTGCAAACATATATTAGTGATTTTTGTCAAGATGAAGAAGATTCTGAAATGTTGCAAATGTTAAATGGACAAATACAATCATTACAAGCTTTATTTAAATCTGAAATGTCCAGATATGTAGAACAAGATGCAACACCTAGAGGAGAATAATGGAAACTAAAGAAATGATAGAATTAATACAACAACATCATCCTCATATAGGAGAAGTAGAAGCAATTAAACTTCTTAATAGAAGTATGGAGGAGTTCTGTGAAAGAACTGATATATATAAAAAAACTGATAATTCAATAACTACTGTAGCAGACCAAAGATGGTATTCTGTTCCTAGTGGCTTATTAAAGATAGAAGAAGTTTATTTTGATGATGTTAAGATATCAAGATTACAAGGTAATCCAATTATAAATGATGAGAGTTAATTATGGCAAATAGAAAAGAATATTTTTATTTTATAGATACTCACACAGCAGGTGAGAAAATAGCTATTGTAGAAAAAGCTACAAATGTTGTTAGTAAAAATGGATGGACATCTAATTATCAGACAGTGAAAACAGCTGGTAGTAATATACTAAAGATTAGAGGTTCTTTCTTAGATTCAGCTTTAGTTAATAATGCATTAGATGGAAGCTACTCTAATATACCTGCTAGATTTCATGAAGCAATTGTTAGCAAGGTTATAGCTAGAGGATATAAAGACCCCAGACATATGGAATTAAAGACATCTCAGTTCTTTGATAATGAATTTGAATTAGGAGTAAAAAGAGCTAAGAAGTTTAGTAAGGGTAATTATCAAACTACTGGCAGAATAGTACCTCAGGACTTTTAATGGATTGGTTAACTATTTTAGAGCAATATGGTATTCCTGTAGTGGTTGCTATAGCATTTGGCTTTTTTATATGGAAACAAAATAAGTTTATACAGGATGAATTAGCTAAAGAAATGAGAAGTTCTTTTGATAGTTTAACTGGAATACTTATAAAGTTAATTGACCAACAAAAGAAAATGCAATTAGAACAAAAAGGTTTAGAAAATAGTTATAAAACATTAGTTGAAATTATAGCCTCTTTAAGTGGTAATGGAATGAGAGATAAATTTATGAGGATGCAAGAGAGAAATGAAAATAAAAAATATTAATGAATATAGAGATGGGGTAATGACCCATTTGATGTATATAAAGGAAAGAGTCGATGCAAATCATAGTCATTTAGAAAGGGTTAATGGTAGGTTAAATAAAGCTGAAAATAATATAACAAAATTAAGTACAATAGTAGCTACTTTGTTTTCAATTCTAACTATAGCTATTACATTAGTAGGCACATTGCTATAATGTATAAAAATAATAAATAGGAGTAATTATGAGTCTAGTATTAAAAATGTTATTAACTAAACTTTTTCCACAAAAAGTTGTAATATCACTTGCAATCAAGGTATTAGAATGGTTAGCAACAAAAAGCAGTAATAAATTAGATGATGTTTTAGTAGCAGAACTTAAAAAAGCATTATCTAATGGGTGAGGTAAACATTACATTTCCAAATAACAAACTTATAATGCTTGAGGATGTTATTTCTGAAGATGGAAATCTAGTAGAAAATCTACTTGATGATTCTATGGAAGATTCTAAAGATGTCCATAAAACAAGACCTAAAAAATGTACTAGATGTAAATCATCTAAAATATTAGGTGTTGAGATTATGGGAGCCTATGATGGTATTTTGTTCTGGGAATGCGATATTTGCGAGAATACTATTCTTCGATTCAAAGAAGAATTAACTGAGAAGTATCTTCAGTTAGCGAAAGGATTATGGACAAACCCCTCTGATTGGGGTTATATTCCACCTTCTGAATTTAATTAGGAGTTTTTTGATAATGAAAAAAACTAAACAAGGGGTACTAAGAAGGGCTTTAGTAACTCCAGATAAGCACGCGCCCTTACAAGATGCGCCTGCTATAAATGTAGTAAAACAAGCAATAGAGCTTGTAAAGCCCGATATATACGTTGATTTGGGCGATTTAGGTGAGTTTGGTAGTGTATCCCATTGGCAATGGAAACGTAAGAAAAAACCACCTTTAGAGTACATTATGCCTGATGTAGACAAAGATATAGAAGCAGTAAATGATTTACTTGACGAAATTGATGAATCTTTAGATAAAGTTGGTTGTAAAGAAAAGTATATGTGTGCAGGGAATCATGATGAGTGGCTGGATAGATTCGTAGAAGAGCATCCTTACTTAGACTATCGTTTTGAGAAAGTGTGTAGATTCAAAGAACGAGGATACAAATATCACCCTCCAGGTGAGTATCTTAAAATAGGAAAGCTCTATTTTTATCATGGGCATCATTTTGGTGGTCAATACCACGCAGCGAATCATCTCAGGAAATTGGGTGCCAACATAATATATGGTCACCATCATTCCCTGCAACAGGACAGTGTAACCTTTATGGATGGTCCTAAGTCAGCATGGTCATTAGGATGTTTAAAGGACATGAGCTCAGAAAAGAACTCATGGTTAGGTGGAAGACAACATAAATGGGCACATGCGTTTGCAATAGTTGATTATTATAAAGGCGGTAGATTTACCGTGGATATAGTACAAATAATAGATGGGAGGACAACAGTATGGGGCAAGTTATTAGACGGAAACAATTAATAATAGTTCCAGATAAATACTGGA